GTAACTAAAGACGGTGACAATTTCTCTTTTGAAACTTCAATGTCTGCATCATCTTCGAAATATATTACTAAGGTATTAGGTGTTGATAACTTCGGTAAATCAAGAAATGAAGTTCCTGTTTATGTTGAAGAAATTTATCCAAGTACTTTGACATACGCTTACAATCAAGGATATATACGTGGATTAAATTGTAATTTAATCGCTCTACCAGATGCAAGAACTGAAGACCCAACATCAATTGCTTATAATGTAACACAATACAAAGCACCAAGTACACCATTTTTAGTTTCTGAATTAAGAGGTAATAAAGTTTATAACTTATTCAAGTTCGTTTCAATTTCGGATGGTAACGCGGCGAACACCGAGGTAAAAGTTTCAATTACTAATTTATCTTTTAATAATATGACATTTGACGTGTTGGTTAGAAATTTCTTTGACACCGATGCAAATCCTGTTGTTATTGAGAAATTTACTAATTGTAACATGGACCCATTGTCTAACAACTTTGTTGCTAAGAAAATAGGATCTACAGATGGAGAGTACGCATTGATTTCAAGATACATAATGATTGAAATGGCGGACGAAGCACCTGTGGACGCAATACCTTGTGGTTTCTATGGATATACTCAAAGAGAATACGAATCTGTAACAAACCCTTCACCAGTTCCAATTTTCAAAACAAAATATTATTTCCCTGGTGAAGTTGTTTACAATCCTCCTTTCGGAGCTCCAACTGACGTTGTTGAATCTTCAGGAGACATTGTAAGAAGAAGTTACTTAGGTTTCTCAAGTCAATTTGGAGTTGATGATTCATTCTTACAATATAAAGGTACACAGAATCCAACAAACTGGATTCAGTCCCCATTACCTGTTGATGGTTCTGCTTGGAACTACTTAAGTAAAGGTTTCCACATGGACTCAGGTGCTACTGTTGTTACAATCTCAAACTCATCCTTGACAAGTGGTCAAACTGCTTTTGAGTGTGGTGTTGCTGACTTTACAAGAGACCCTGAAACTCAAGAAAACCCATACTACTTTATTTATTCAAGAAAATATACAGTATGTTTCGCTGGTGGATTTGATGGATGGGATATCTATAGAGAGTTTAGAACAAATCAAGATAGATTCGTGTTAGGTGCAGATGGGTACTTAGCGGGAGCATCCCCTTCAACAAGATATCCAAATGCAACTGGAGACGGTCTATTCAAAAGAATTGTAGTTCAAAACAATACTCAAGATTTTGCAAACACTGACTACTACGCTTACTTACTCGGTATTTTGACATTTGCAAATCCTGAATCAACTAATATCAACGTATTTGCAACATCAAGTATCGATTATGTAAACAACTCTAACCTTGTAGAAGAGACTATCGACATGGTACAATTCTCAAGAGCGGATTCAGTTTATATCGCAACTACTCCTGACTATAACATGTATACTCCTGATGCAACTAATCCTCAAGACATCATTTACTCTCAAGAAGCAGTTGATAACTTGGATAACACAGGAATTGATTCTAACTACACAGCAACTTACTATCCTTGGATTCTTACAAGAGATACTGTTAATAATACACAAATTTACTTACCTGCAACAGGTGAAGTTTGTAGAAACTTAGCATTGACAGATAACATCGCATTCCCTTGGTTCGCATCAGCGGGTTACACAAGAGGTCTTGTAAATTCAATCAAGGCGAGAGTTAAGTTGACTCAAGAAGATAGAGACACACTTTATCAAGGTAGAATTAACCCTATCGCAACTTTCTCTGATGTGGGAACAGTAATTTGGGGTAACAAAACTTTACAAGTTGCTGACACCGCACTTAACAGATTGAACGTAAGAAGATTGTTACTTCAAGCAAGAAAGTTAATTTCAGCAGTAGCGGTAAGATTGTTGTTCGAACAAAACGACCAAATCGTTAGACAACAATTCTTAGATAGTGTTAACCCTATCTTAGATTCAATAAGGAGAGATAGAGGTCTTTATGACTTCAGAGTAACAGTTTCTTCTACACCTGAAGACTTAGATAGAAATACATTAACAGGTAAGATATACTTAAAACCAACGAAGGCACTAGAATTCATCGATATCGAATTCTTCATCACTCCAACAGGAGCTTCGTTCGAAAATATCTAATAACAAATTATGGGGGGACAATATCCCCCCTTTAGCCAAATGAGAAAAGAGTTTACAGAAGGATTCAAAAGTGAAGGGGCACCGGACCTAAAGTATTATGCGTTCGATTGGGACGATAATATAGTTCATATGCCAACAAAAATTTTGGTCAAAGATGAAGATGGTAATGAGATTGGCATGTCTACTGATGATTTTGCCGAGTTCAGACACAAGATTGGTAACGAACCATTCTCATATAAAGGTAATACTATTGTAGGGTATGCCGACTCACCATTTAGAAATTTTAGAACTGAGGGAGACAAAGATTTTTTGGTGGACTCTTTAAGGGCAAAAAAAGGACCGGCGTTCGATGATTTTAGAGAAGCAATAAATAATGGTTCAATATTTGCGATAATAACTGCGAGAGGTCATAATCCAAACACTATAAAAGAAGCAATTTATAACTATATTATAGAAGGTTTCAACGGGATAGATAAAGATGAGTTAATAAAAAATCTAAAAAAATATAGGTCTTTTGTGGGTGAAGATGAAATGACGGATGAGGAACTTATCAAATCTTATTTAGAACTTAATAAGTATCATCCGGTATCTTTTGGAGACGACAAAGGGGCTGTTAATCCTGAAGAAGCCAAAGTCGAAGCGATGGAAGATTTTGTTAGTTATATTAAAGGAATGGCAGCAGTACTTAATAAAAAAGCCTTCTTAAAAAAGGATATTGCTAATAAATTTAATCCGGAAAAATTATCAATAGGATTTAGTGACGATGACCCAAAAAATATAGAAGTAATGCAAAAGCATTTCAAAAATAAACCAGATAATATTGTTAAAACTTATTCTACTGCTGGAGGCTATAAGAAAGAAGTAAATTAAGAATACGGATCTCAAAAAAAAAGTAAATAGAAAAATTTTTGAGTACGGATATATTTATCTATAAAATAACAGAAACAAAAAAAAAATTAAAAACACATGGCTGATTTATTAATGAAAATGCCGATTCCTTACGAACCAAAACGACAGAATCGTTTTATCTTAAGGTTTCCATCATCACTTGGTATAAATGAGTGGTTTGTTGAATCTGCAGCAAGACCATCAATTAAAATAGGATCTACAGAAATCCAATTCCTAAATACATCAACATTCGTTGCGGGACGATTCAATTGGGATCCGATTAGTGTGAAATTTAGAGACCCAATTGGTCCATCAGCGGCACAGGCTCTTATGGAGTGGGTTCGTTTACACGCTGAATCTGTAACAGGTCGTATGGGATATGCCGCAGGTTATAAGAAAGACATCGACCTCGAAATGTTAGACCCAACCGGAGTTGTTGTGGAAAAGTGGATTCTTTATGGAACATTTTTAACAGATGTTAACTTTGGTTCATTAGGATATAGCACAGACGGATTAGCAGAAATTACTGCTAGTTTGAGAATGGACAGATGTGTGTTAGTCTACTAATTTATCAAGATACTATTTATTAAAAATAAAACACTTTTATATTTAACCGTAAAGCAATAAACTTTACGGTTAAATTTTTATATGGAAAATCAATCAAGAGATTACGGTCAAGCAAACTTTTCGTTACCACACGATGTTGTGCCTTTACCTTCACAAGGTGTCTTTTACAAGAATAAGAAAAAATCAATCAAAGTTGGATATCTAACCGCTAACGATGAAAACATTTTGATGGGTGGCGGAAATGACATGACTCAAAATTTATTGAGATCGAAAATATATGAACCCGATATACGTATCGAAGATTTGTTGGAAGGAGATGTTGAATCTATTTTAATTTTTCTTAGAAATACCGCATTCGGTCCTGAAATGGAATTAAGTTTGTCAGACCCAATTACAAAAAAACCATTTACGGGAACAGTTAGATTAGACGAGTTAAATGTTATAAAAGGTCAATTACCATTAGAAGATGGAACATTTGTTACTACGTTACCAAAATCTCAAGCAACGGTTAAATTAAAACCCATGACTTATGGTGAAATTATGGAAGTCCAAAAAATGGCTGAATCCTATCCACAAGGTAGAGTGGCACCGAAAGTAACATGGAGATTGAACAAACAAATCATAGAAATTAATGGAGTCCAGGATAGGTCTGAAATTTCTAAATTTATTGACCAAATGCCAATCGCAGATTCAAAATACATTAGAAAGTTCATGGATGAAAATGAACCTAAATTAGATTTAACAAGAACAGTAATAGCCCCATCAGGAGAGAAACTAACAGTCAATGTTGGGTTTGGGGTGGACTTTTTTCGCCCTTTCTTCTGATTATAGAAAGGGACAAATAGACGAATTCTATTATCTCAAAACACTTTTGGGTATTTCATATTCTGATTTTTTGATAATGCCATTGTTTGTGAGAAAGTATCTTTTAGATAAATGGGTTGAATTAAATAGAAAGGACTGAAAATTCAGTCCTTTTATATTTATACTTATAACACAATATTATGTTTCAAACGACAGGATCAGGTACAGGTACACCAGCAGGAGAAAGTTTTTCTTATGGAGGTAAAGGGGACGACTTCAAAATAGACTTTATTGAATCTCAAAAAGCATTATCTGAGTATAGTAATAGGGTATTAGAAGCATTCACTCAAACAAGAGCGAGAGTTTATGAGGTACAAACTGCTATAGCAGATTCTATTCCTAATGTAAGAAGGTTGGGAGGAGACATTAAAGATGTGTCTGAAATTATAGGTCAAGTTGCAATAGCATCTAGACGAAATGTTATTGCTACTGCTGAAGAAGTTGAACAGTTATATGCGATTAATAAAGTTTTAGGATTAGGAGCTGAAACTTTATCAAATAGTTTTTTGGATGTAGGATTGGGTATTGAAAAAATACCTGAAACCCTCGAAAAGTCCATGACTTATGTTCAAAGTATTGGTGGAAATGCTAAAACAGTTATCGGTGATGTCCAAAAAAATATGGAACAAATGAACCGATATCAGTTTGAAGGAGGGGTTCAAGGTTTAACAAAAATGGCTGCAAGGGCCTCAATGTTGAGGTTCGAAATGAAAGAAACCTTTGCATTGGCAGAAAAAGTTTTAGACCCCGAGGGAGCAATAGAAGTCGCAGGAGCATTCCAAAGATTGGGAGTTGCTGCGGGTAACTTAGTTGACCCATTCCAATTAATGAATATGTCAATTAATGACCCTTCAGGATTACAAGACAGTTTAGCGGACATTGCGAAACAGTTTACTGAATTCGACGCTGAGACCAAAACTTTTAAAATTAATCCTCAAGGGGTTTTAACATTAAGAGAAATGGAAAAAGCTGCGGGGTTATCCGCAGGATCATTGTCCAAAATGGGATTAGCGGCATCTGAACTTGACCAAAGATTATCAGCGGTTGACGCCGCTGGTCTTAAAATTGCCACAGAAGAAGACAAACAGTATTTAGCAAATATACTCAAATTAAAAGATGGAAAATATACTGTTACCTTAGAAAGCGGTGAAGCAAAACAATTAGCGGATTTACAACAAGAGGATTTTAATAGATTAATTGAGGCACAAAAAAACCAACCAAAAGGTCTTGAAGAAACTGCAAAAGCATCGTTAAGATTAGATGAAATTTTGGGCAACAATGTGGCAGCGATTAAAGCTGCAGTTGTGGGTGGAGTCTTAACGGCACCAACCATGCAGAATCTAAATGAATCAATTAGGACTCTTTCACAAAAGTATGTTGATAGAGTGAGCAAAGATGAAAAGTTTTCAACTGATAGTATAAGAAAGAAAGCAGAAAAAATATTCGGGGACATAGAAGGAGATATTACGAGAATTATTTCAAAAGGTACATTTAATCCTAATGAAATATTGACCGAATTAATGGCCGGATCGGGAGAGAAATTGACAGATTTGGGGCCAGAACTTTTGAAACAGGTTGAAGGTATGTCTGCAGAAATTTCTGCGGATTTGTTAGCGGAGTATAGTAAATTCAAAAATAGGGGAACGACAGCGACAGGAGTCAGTACAACCACTTCAGCAACTGGTATCCCAACTTCAACAGATACCACATCATATGGAAATATTTCAGTGCTCGGTCAGACAGGTGTGAATCCAAACTTTAGCCAAGGGTCTGCTCCAGGCTCACCACAAAAACCCATCGAAGTTGATGGAGATATAAAAGTAGATGTTCAGTTCCAAAATTTACCAACTAATTTGACATCTGAACAAATGGCGGAAGTAATTAAGGCATTTAATATGGCAATCAATGAACAATCATTCAAGAATTATATTATCAATCTTAACAGACGAGAAAATTCGTTTGGACCCAATCAAATGGCTACTTTTCAATAATAAAAAACAAGAATATCCCTATTTATAAATAAAAAAACATAGATGGCAAGTCCGTTAGATTTTGTAAATTCAGATGGGTTTAGAAAGAAACTTATTGTTAGGAACTTGACTCCCTACGCTAAGGCTCCAAACAGACCAACACAACCTATTAATACTGAATATATTCAGTCGGACACATCTGTACAAGATAGTCCTGATAAGTTAATTGACGAACCGTCTTTTGCAAATAAATTATTTCCATTGAATCAATATGGGAATGAGGGTGGTTATGAACAAGTACCAGATCCTGGATCGTTATTAAATACGAAGTCTAATGAGGGTGAATATGGATACCAAGACGCAAATATAGTTGGTCAATCATTACCTGAATCTCAAAAATGGAAACCCCTCAATGTTTTTTCCAATGGAAGTCAAGTCCAATTGGATAGTGCTGAATTTTTTGGATCATTAAATAGACCACTTACTACCAATAGTAATAATAACCAACCATATCCAACAACATTTGTATCTTCTAATTATACACCTGTATCAATATTATTGTCACCAGATCCAAGTGGAAGTAATGGTTTATTAAGTCAAGATTCATTTATTGCTCGTTTAGGAGCACAAACTTTGAGAAGAGAGTTTGAACAAAGAATTGCAGCCCAAATACGACAAGATACATTAGGTAGAGCAAACATTCTTAATGTTAGTAGTGGAACAGACTTAGTTAATATATTAACAGGTGTTGTCCCAATTATAGAGCCGGTTTATACAATTACGGTAACTGCGAATCCAGTATTGGCCGCGACTAACTTTGCGTTAAGATTGGCAGGTAGTATTTTACCTGTGTCTCCAATACCTGGTTCGTATTTCGATCCTAATGTAACATTAGGACAACCTACAACTATTCAACAGTTAGGTAATGCTTTCAGAAGAAGTGGTGTTGGAAAGTTTTTTAATCGATTAATGGGAGGTGGAGAGACAGGATCTCAAATCATGTTCAACAACATGGGAGCAGGACAAAGGTCTAGACTATTCAAGAACATTGATTTCAACAGATATAAGCCGAATTTTCCGAGAAACTTTTTCCAAAGGTTAGGAGGGACTCTTTTGGGTACGGTTTCAGACAACAGTAATTTTTATGTTGGAAGTATTAATTCTAATCCATCTCAAGTTTTTTCACCTGTAGGTGATGTTCCTGTTAATCAATTTGGCATTGAACAACAATCACCAGTTTATGGACCATCTGAATTAGCTCAATTATATGAAGGGCCGGGTCAATCAGTTAGACTTGGTGCGAATGGACCTACATATAGTAACGGAGGTGGTATTGAAGGAGGATTTACTTGGGTTTCACCAAAATATAGAGGAAATGCTGGTAAAAAAGTTGGTATTGGTGGAGAGGTTACAAATGAAGATGAAGACTTTAGACCATCATCATATGTAAATACAGAATCGGTTGGGATACCACTTAAAGAAGGTTCCATACTTGACAACACTCAAAGAATAATAGATAGTCAACCTCAAGGTGGTAAACGTCTTCAACATGTTGGAAATGCTATCGACCAAGTCAGTAAAATTTTTAACGACGGATATAAGGAATTAACCAAAGGTTCAAGAGTTTATAGATATGTTGGAGCAATCGGACAAGAAGTTGGAACGGAATATTGTCGTGTATTTGCTAAAGATTTACCTTACTTACAATATAATGACTTACAAAAACAAGACGGTATTACAACTGAAGGTAGAAGATTTGCATATTCTGTTTTAGATAAAACTTACAACTTGAACATTGTACCAAATAAACAAGAAGGAGGACAAGATTCAACGAACATTGTTGGTACAATCAACAACGCAGTTGCAAAAAAATACATGTTCTCCATCGAGAATTTGGCGTGGAGAACATCAAATACTCCTGGATTTTCTACATCAGATTTACCTGTTTGTGAGAGAGGACCGAATGGAGGAAGGGTTATGTGGTTTCCTCCATATGATTTGACATTCACTGAATCAGTAAGTGCGGGCTGGAATGAATCTCAATTCTTAGGACGACCAGAACCAATTTACACTTATAAAAGTACATCTAGAACAGGTACTTTACAATGGAAAATAGTTGTTGACCATCCGTCAGTATTAAATGTTATTGTAAATAAAGTATTGGGTAACGAGACGAATAGGACTCGTGTCGATAGTATTTTGGAATCATTCTTTGCTGGATGTAGAAAATATGACATTTACGAACTGGCTAAGAAATATGTAACGATTAATCCAAATGATTTGTATGAATTACAACAAGCAATTTCTTACAAGGAGTTATCCCGAGAACAACTAATTTATGCCAAAGTTACAATTCAATCAGGAGACAATTCTCCAAACGGAGGGGATCAATCTGTTTCTCAACAAGGAGGAGGAGGAAATACTGACTTAGAATTCAAAACATATGAACAACTAGGGTTTTATTTCGGAAATGACTATCCAAAACCAAATACGGAAATCAATTATACTACAGAATACGATAGATATACTTCGGAACCAAATAGAAAGTATTATAATACGAAGTCAAATGCTCAGGCTACAAGTTCTTTTTTTGATACTGTAGTAACACCAAATTATAAGGCGATAAATGAATTTGCGATAGAATTAGGGAAACAACTGGAAGTTAATCCTGTTGGAATTGTTACCATTTATATTAGTTCGAGTTGTTCAGCACCAGCAACTGTGGATTACAACAAAGGATTGTCTCAAAGAAGAGTTAGGGCAATGATAAAGTATTTTACTGAAAATACCGCAACAAGTAAGTTTGTTGCAAATTCGAGGTTACTCGTTAAAGAAGATCCGAATCTAGAACCAATAACAAATCCGGCAGGTGCTCAAGGTGAAATTGCCAGATCGACACCTCGAAGAAGTACTAAGACAGAAGGTCCGTTTCCTCCTGGAGCGTTTGAATCTTATGGGGCAACTTTTAATTGTTCTGACACAACTACCGCTGGAGCTGGAGACACTCAAGTTGGAGCGAATGAAATATTTACAGTTGGCGCAATGGCATGTAGAAGAGCATATATATCAAAAATTGTGTCAACATTGAATAATCCTCAACCAACAAATCCAAGTGGAGGACCTCAACCAACAGATCCAACTGGAGGAGGAGAAGGAGCAGGAGGAGGATTTTTGTTAGGTGTTGGAGTAACCCTTCCAGAATTTGTACCCGTAGTTACTGATGAATGGAGACCTAGAGATAATATAACCAAAAGAGTTGTAAGAGCGTTATTAACTGAATGTGATTATTTTGAAACCATAAAGGAAACTACCCCTATGGTTTATGATAACTTAAAAGATAAGTTGAAGTTTTTTCAACCGGCTTTTCATTCAATAACTCCCGAGGGGTTGAACTCAAGATTGACGTTTCTACAACAATGTATGAGACCTGGTGATACAATTCCTACTGTCAAAAAATCGACATCAGATAGTGACCCTCAGTTACAGTATAACAATGCTACGAATACATCATTTGGAGCACCTCCTGTATTGGTATTAAGAGTTGGCGATTTTTATAACACAAAGATTATACCGGATTCCTTATCACTTTCTTATGAGGGTTTAGATATTAACCCTGAAGGAATCGGTGTTCAACCCATGATTGCGACAGTTAGTATGAACTTCAAATTTGTTGGAGGTAGTGGATTGAAAGAATCGGTTGATAAACTACAAAATGCTTTGACATTTAATTATTATGCCAACACTGAAATTTATGATGACAGAGCGGATGCGACTGACTTGGAATCGTCAAGAGTTTTAGATCAGATATTCTTAGAAGGACAAACACCTCCACCAATACCTGGTGCAGGTAACACGGCATCTAATAGTGGACAAAATAATAATAGTACTATAGGTGATATTGTTAGTTCATTAACAAATACAAGTGGGGTTACAACTGGAGTAATTAGTTATAGTGGATTTATGGATAAAGTAGTTTCTGAGACACAAACGTATTTTACAAATGTTGTAAATAAAACTAAAGAAACTGTTAATCAATATAATAATGCTGTTAGACAACAATGGATGTTGGAGAGAAATTATACTCAAGGTAATCTCGCTGTTAGTAATTCCCGTACCGTAATTTTTGGTAAACCCAATAATGTCGAAAAAAGGTTTGATGAAATTTTTGCTGAGCTAGGTGAAAACATAAAAAATGATACTGAAGGATTTATTCAGTATATTTCAGAACCGTCAAAAAACTTATCACCACAACTCATTAGAACCCTTAAAGAAAATTATTCTAACCTTGTTTCAAAAAAACGTAGTTCGTTTCAGAATGCTATATCATCGATAATACAAAGTTTAGTTAACCAAGAACAAACTTATATTCAAACTTTAGGTAGATTAAACACTATTTTATATAGCCCGACGGTCTCAGGAAATACAGGTACTGATGGTTTCCAATCGAACAATGGACCTGTAACCATTTATGTTACATCAGGTACTACAGATGTACATCCAACATCTACAGGGGCAAACACTTATTCGGAATTAGTAAATGATACCAAAAAAATAGAATCAGATATTAAGGCTTTCAATGATATAATACAGAGTAGAAAAACATTCGTATATCCTGGTGATAATAAAACATATGAAGGTATTTTAGTTTTCACCACTGATAATGGGAAATCCAACGTAGTAACCGTTAAACAAGTTTTTACACCGTTTAGTCAGAACGCAAGTTTTGGAAGTGAACCTTTCAGGAGAGTGTATATGATTGTTTCTGATGATGTAATTGACGAGAAAAAATATGAAACTTTCAAACAACAAATGATTGGGAACATAGTTGGAAACCAAGCTCTGACTGGTAACGGATCTCTTGACATCGAAGGTATCTTTGATACATATTGGATTAGGACTGTAAAACCAATTTTCTTAGAGGAAAACAATATTACCAAATCATTCATAGAAAATTTGGAAAAAAATGACTTGAAAGATTATTTAATATATACACCTTTCGATGTAGTAAAACAAAGAAATTTCACATTTACTACTGAAAATTTCTTTAATACAGTACAGAAAGAGACTCAACAAAATATGATTAAAGGTTTGGGTAATACTACTAATCAAAATACAGATGTATTAACTTGGAATGACCTTAATAATAACTCATATCCTGGATACATATCTAAAGCAAAACTTAACTAATGTCATATCAATATTGGAACCGATACAGTGATTTTCTTATAAATGGAGAACAAACAGTTGTCCCCTTTGTGAAAGTGCCTTCTAAACCAACTGACCAAACTTTTATCTATAAAGTCGCGAAAAGTAGATTAGACAAAGTTTCACAAGAATTTTATAATTCACCTGTATTTGGATGGTTGATTCTTCAAGCAAATCCACAATTTGGTGGACTCGAAAATAATATATATGATGGTGCTATATTGATTATTCCGTTTCCATTGGTACCTTCTTTACAGGATTATAAGGCAGCAATAGAAAATTATTTTTATTATTATGGCAGGTAACGTACAGGCAGACACAAGTGGGAACATTTTAGTTGAATTTGACTATGATAGTATAATTGTTGTCGACCCCAACAAGACCATAGATGATTTTGGAAATATTAAAGATAGACTTGTTGACCACGAGAATCTTGTAATGTATGCCAATTTGGAAGCGGATGTTTTACCAAGAACCAAACTTGCGGTTGGAATTAGTCCTCAAAACAGTGGATTTGAGACAATTTCAGTGGCAAAAATCAATTTCTTAAAACCAACAAAAAATTCATACTTGGGGACCGGTTACTATGATGAATTAACTGGACAGAACACAACACAAGCAAAGGGGATAAATCAACCATTAGAATTAACAGAGGGTGGAAATAATGGAGAAAATCCATATACTCGTACTTCAGTTGTCGACGAAAAAAATATTATAGACACTGGCTTATTGGGGATTACATCGATTAATATAAGAACAAATACAAGTTTTGTACCTACTATTGAAATACTTTTAGAAGACGTACAAGGAAGAGGTTTATTTCAGTTAGGAGACAATTCTCCCTACTCAGCCTTTTTCCAATTACCGTATCCACAGTTTTATTTGACACTTAAAGGATACTATGGTCAAGCGGTAAGATATCAGTTAAATCTAACCAAATTTCACGCTTCATTCAATGGAATTAGTGGTAACTACACTGTGAGGTTGCAATTTGTGGGATACAAATTCAATATCCTGAATGAAATTTCGATGGGACACTTGTTGGCAGCACCACACATGTATAGCCAAAGGTTTGATATCAGTCAAACAGTTGAAGGACCTCAACAACCAAATAAGTCAACAGAATCTCAAGCAAGTACTCAAGCGGAAAAAGGTGCAAATAACTTGGGGACCAACCAGGCGGTAGTCACACAAATTGTTGCGGAAAAGGGATATCAAAAAATTGTTGAGGTATATAGTGAATATAAAGCAAAAGGGCTGATTGAACCTAACTTTCCTGAATTAACATTAGTTCAGTTGATGACAAAGTTAGAAAATTTTGAAAATAATATTACATCATCGTTCGACAAAGTAGATGTTGCTCCGTTAACAAACGTTAGAAATTATAAGGGAGATTTAACAAAATATTTTAGTGCCGTTAGAGGTAGTAATACATCTTGGTTTATTACATATCTGAGCCCCAAACCATTTGTACTGAAATCTGGACAAAAACTATATGTTTTCAAGCAATTATCAAGGCAACAAAAGAATGATGCGATAGAAGAATTAAAAAAAATAATTACTGAATCTAATAACGCATTAGCGGAAAACGCCACTTTGGGTGTTAAGGGATTAACACCGATTCCAAATCCTATAAAGTATGACATGTTGGTTACAAAACCTCCTGGAATAAACGATATTGATTGGAGAGAGACTACGAGAATTCAAACAGGAATAATAAATCCAACATTACAAGATGAGGTTAGAATCAAAAGTTCTGTGACATCTTTATTTACACCCCAAGAAATTGAAGCTTCTAGTAATCCAATCGGAGCAATAGTTGGATTGAATTCTAATCTGAATCTTGTAGAACAAGAATGGTTTGTTTTTGAAGGTGAAGATAGATTTGATAAACAAATTACTTTACTCGAGACTCAAGCAAACAAAAAACTTGCAAATTATGAAAGTGAAATTACATCATTATTACTAAGAAAAATAGAAGATACTGCGACGGGTATTGGTTTCAAACCAACAGTTAGAAATATGATTGCGGTGATAATGGCATCTGCAGAAGGATTTATTCGTCTAATGGATGAAGTTCATACAAATGCATGGGCGGTAAAATATGACCCTGTTAGATCTAAAGCAATTTTAGAAAACCCTTCTTCGGCTCAAAGTAGCGAGACGGTAGACTTTGTATCTAGAGACCAAGCCAACTTGATGAATGAAAACCAAATGGATTCTGCTGCGGTAAATTCTCAAATTCCAGTTTATCCATGGCCTCAATTCTTTGTTGAAACAAATGAAGATGGGGAACCAAAATTTCAATTAAAATATATTGCAGATCCAACTGTTGTTGATTTGACCCAAGGGTACCTTTTTGACAAGTGGCCCGAAGTTGAATTTGTTGAGGAGTATATGAAAGGTTTAACTCAAAAGTTTCAGAACCCAAATGTTGCTCCACCATTGGATAATGAGAGAGATACTAACGTAATTAACATCAATGCTATTGAATATCCATCAGCTGGGTTGGCATATTCAAATAAAGAAGAAGTCAAATTTTTCTACGAAATATGGGAAAGACAATTCATTACTTCTCATTATTCTGGTTTGATTAGAGCAAATTTGAACCAAGTTGATGAATTGATTAAATTAAATGTTGAAACTGAGGTTAACAACATTGTAACTAAACTTGGAATCAGTTCACCTTACCTCTCATTAAAACTTAAAAATTTTAATCTAAATTCATCAAACTATCCTGAGTTTTTGAGAACAATATCAAACTCAGGAACTGGTCGGGCTTATCAAGATTATATAAGAGATTTCTTTGTGACACCTTACTTAAGAGGTGTAACGGAAAATTCTTATGAAATTCTAAGTACACTCGATTTAGGTAAAATACCACAAGTTTCAACAAAATCAGAAGCGTTAAGGTCATTAATTGTTAATGATTCGAATACACCATTGATTGTCGATACTTTACCTTATACAAACCCGAATTGGTGCTTGAATAATTTGAATCAAGGTAATACCGCAGTTTCTAATCAAGTATATAATACAAATAAGTCTCTAACTATTTTTGAACCAAGAAAAATAATTGCAAACTTCACAGACGTTTATAATTATACAACTAATAGACCTGTAACAAATTTTTCTTACTTAATTAATCAAAATCCTTACACTACGGTTCAAACAAGTGGTATTGGCACATTTGGTCCAGTTGGTGTAGGATTTTTATATACTTATAGGAGTCCGAAAGATTTTGTTGCTACTGAAGGATATGTGGATGGAAACACACCAACAGGTGTAGTTGGTTCGAGAACAACCACATCAATGTTGAATACTCCATATTTTATAAATGCTATTCAAAATGGAGTTTATAACTCAAGATTTTCGGGTAACACATATCCATATGTTCAGGCGGCGTATTTGTTTCTGAATTCTTTACCGTTGGCGACACTTCGAGAAAAATACAAATCGTACGAAAATAATGTTACAAGTGATTTGGATTATATTTCTTCGGCGTTAAAAAAATTCGGAGCAATACACAAATTACCATATGCATGGATATTAAAGTATGGGTCTATATGGCACAGATATAAAAAATATAAAGAGTCTAATGTAGATATATTAGAAACTGCGTGGAAAAACTTTAACTACCAAGAAAATTTTTATCCACCTACAAGTTCAACAACCAAAGTTTATTTATTTCAATACAAAGGTTCAACGAGAGACATTCAATTACAAAGTGAAGGTGTTGCGGATATATCAATGCAGGTTGGGTTTTACCCGAAACTAATCAATGATTTTAATGTTTTTTACAATGGATATGATTTGTACTTAAATTACACAGACAAGGAAATCCAACAAAGTGTGAACGCGGGTATGAAATTGTATAATTTCAGTGACTCAAACATTGTGAATGCCAAACAAGGTGATAAAAGTTTAAGGTTAATTACTTGGTCGGTAGTGTTACCAAATACAACACCAGAAGCACCAATAGATTGTAATCCAAATGATAATACAAAAGGTTCCGATTATTTTGTAGTACCTTCTTTTGGAAGTCCGTTAAACCAGTCTGTTGCTGCTTGTATTGAAAATGTATCTACGATACCAACAACAAAAGTAAACTTTACGGACAACACAAGTGTATTCAATGGATCAGTTCGTTGTTTATGGTCTACTCCAAATTATGGGTATTTTGATAGTAATCAGTTGGCATTTCCGCAACCGGACTCATACTTAAATTTTATTACTACGGGTTCAACTGTCCAAACACCGTTACACTTTTTGACTCTAGACAATTATACTAAAATCGAGGAAGTTTTCTCGGTTTTCGAAAAGAAAATATTGGATTCATTTGAGTTAGAATTTTTGAATTTCTGTAAGTCAATTAACAATGTTACTGGTGGAGTTCAGAATGTAACTTTCGGTCAATCGCCTGTCGATATGAATGCGAACTTCAGAAATTTTCAATCTTTATTCAGAAGTTTGATGACAGTTCCTGTCCAACTACAGGATGAGGCAGATGAACAATATTTTACAAACACAATTAATAATCAATATTCACTTTTCCAAAATGGAATAAAATCATTCATGGAGTATGATGTGATATTCAAGTATGGTAATCCATCGAACTACCAACGAAGAATATTTGATTCATATTTGTCTCACAATAATACTGATGTAGTTGTTGACCCAATAACCTTCAATCCATACGTTCCGAATTCTTTACCTCAAATTGGTGGTAATTTGACGCTAAGTCAATCACAAGCCATTAATCCGCAAGCATGGTTAGCATTAGAAACTGAAGTTGGTTTTTCAACAATATTAAATGTTAGATATAGTTCTTTTGGTTCTTACATTACTGACTTCTTTATTGACAATAACATTGAGTTTACAAGCCGTAATGTAACTTTGTTGGCTCCAATTATTAAAATGTTTGCAACTCAAAAGTTAAACAATCCAAATATAAGTGCAAGCCAGTTTCAAAATCAGTTAAGTCAATATTTGCGAAGAGAAACGAGTCTCCAAAATAATTTCTTGAATGAAGTTTTGACAGGGGTTAGAAAAAGTCTACCTAATCAACAACAGTTACCTGAACGAGTTATTAACAGTGTAATTACTGGAGAACAAAGTAAAGTTGAAAACTATGAAGTATTCAAAGCATTAAACGACAAATGGATTGCTGGCGGAGATTATAATACCAAAACTTTATTTGAAGACTTCTTGTTTTTGGATAGAGCGTCAAGAAACATCGGTGATAAAATTCTCATAGATATATTCGCACTTAAAAAGGTATTCAATACAGAATCATTGAATCAAGCGATGAGTGTTTTTACATTCGTAAGTGGTATTTTAATTCGTAACAACTTTACTGTTATGCCTCTTCCCTCTTATGTAAATTTTTACAATGTTCAAGAAATTGACGGGACAGACATAGTAAAACCTGAGGGGTCTTTGGAATTTGCGAATAATCTATGGGGAACATTTTTGGATGTTGATTATCGAAACTCGAGTTCAAAATTCTTGTGTTTCTTTGTTGGAAAACCTTCACAGTATCCGAACTTACCGAAACAAAATTCTAAATACAGGAGTGACGCTTTTGAAATGAGGAGGGCATCTGGAAATCCATTATTGTCTCAATTACCTTTTACACGAAGAGACCGAGCGTTATCTAATAGGTGTGTGGGATTCAATGTAGATGTTGGTATTAGAAATCAAAATATATTCTACTCATTTACTGTATCCCAAGATAATGGTAACGCGACATCTGAATCTATCAATATACAGTTAGATATGGCAAATCAAGCCTCAGGCAGAGCGATTGCAACACAAAATACTGGATTGTACAACTACTATAAGAACAGGTCTTACAAGGCAACAGTAACTAGTTTGGGAAATGCGTTGATACAACCGACTATGTATTTCAACTTGAGACACGTACCAATGTTTGAGGGGTCTTACATGATTACAGATGTGAGTCATTCAATTCAACCTGGTTCGTTTCAAACCACATTTGATGGTGTCAGACAAGGGTTTTTTGACTTACCTACGATTGATAGTTTACTTCAGAGTATCAATCAGAACTTAGTTACAAAGTTAGAGGAAATACTCAAAATAAATAAAGACCAAGTAAAGACTAGTGCAACTACTAATAATATCAAATCTACTGAAGTTGTACAATCCGCAGACAATACATTGGATACAACAAACTCATGTACTTCTAAAATTACTGCAGGTGTTTATACAAATGCAAATCCAGGTTATGTTGCGGAAGTTGGAACTTTAACCAAAGTTACTCCTACAGATTTTGCAGCGGCCTTGAAAAGATTATTACCGGACGAACCAGATTTACGAACTGTTATATATTCTATTTCTTATATCAGAACCTTCCAAGAAAATTCTAATTCTAAAGAAGGGACTTTCAATGGATGGAATAATAACTTGGGAACATTGTCATTGAGTGTAGATTGGCAAGGCCAAGTTCAATTATTCCCTAGAGTTTATAGTTGTGTCAACATAAGAACTAACCCTTCAACTACTTCTTCACAACCAATAATTCACTTCGAGTCTTTGGACAAATATATAAGTTTCATGGCTGGTAGATTAAGATCGAGAGTTAATCAAATTTTAGAGCCAACCATGGGATTGGCTAAATACTATGTTTGTCATTGGCCAGTAGATAATATTTCTGAACAATATTTTGATAATAATATTAATGAGTTTAATCAGACTATAACAACATTTAACAAGGCTTTGGCATCTGCAAAGTCAGTCGATTTATTAGATGTGGATAAGTTACTCGAATATAAAAAGCCTTTGGACGATGGTAAAAATAATACACCAGGAGTTACACCAACACCATCACCAACTCCTGGTTGTCCTCCTGCAATCATTACTTCATTCTCACCTACGATTGGTAAAATAAACACTATTGTTCAGATAAATGGAGCAAATTTCGAAACAACTAAAGAGATTAAAATTGGTACTACTATTGTACCGTTCTCAGGAGTTACAATTTTGAATTCTAGTACAATTAGATTTACTGTACCTCAGGTTGGGTCTGGAGTTAAAGTACAAGAAAAGATTAGTATAACTACGGATTATGGTACAACAACTAGTACTAATAATTTCACATATGATCCGACTATGGTTGCAATCCCAACATCGGCACAACCAACCACTGCTCAAGGACCATCTGCTTCAATTCCACCTGAAAACGTCCCAGGTATTCCAAATGCTAATGGCCAATCACAAGAAACTGGACCACCTGTTTTAACAGGAAGAACTACGACTAATATACTCGGAAGTGATACTTCTTTAACAGTAAATGTTAATCCTGCGGCAGGACCTTGGAGAATTGTTCCTCAGTACACGAAATGGAGTTGGACCGCGGTCGGTATTGAGGCTGGTCCGAACAACACTTTTGTTGAGAAAAAAATACAAAGCAGAGTGGGTAGTACACAACTGCAAGTTTATGTGAACCCAGACGGAAAATCATTTTTCGTCACTGAATCTGCAATTATTGATATTGTAAGTAAAGACCTTAATGAACCAGATGACATTAAGAAAATAACTAAAATATACAATCAAGTAATACTTTTGGGTAATAATGATGACTCATTTGTAAAATATAATCAAACTCAAAATCCTGACGATATAATTGGACAGGTTTTTAGAGATTTTGACTTCACGGTAATCTTAAAGTAATTTAATTGATAACTTACATATTTATATAAAAAGATTTTTATGAACATAAAAACGGCATTAGACAATTATCTTGGTAAATCTGTAAGATTTTCTCAGGAAGACAACGGAGATGGAACTAAACAAGTTTGTGACTTAGATACAGGAGATTGTTATACAGTTAGAGAAAGAGATGGTCTTATTGAAAGAGCGGGACATCAGACAACTGCAAATCGAAGAGTGAGAGTGGAAACTCCTAACGGGATAAAAACATTATTAAACGGATAAAAAATGAGTTTAGACAAGAAAATTATTAAGGAGATTGAAAGACACAGAAAAATCAATCAGTATATCTTAGAGCAAGTTGGAGCGGCCCCTGAGGAAGATGTATTAGGAGCATTGGCACCTGCACCAGGAGTAGAACCTGCACCTGCTCCGGCACCTGCAGAAGCAGTACCACCACCGGCACCTGAAGCAGGGGCAACTGAACCACAACCAATTGATGTTGAATCAGATCCTGACGTTGAGAAAATTGATGACGAAGGTGAATCACAAGAAGGAGGAGAATCAGGTTCTGAAGAATTAGATATTACTGAATTGGTAGATTCACAAAAAAATATCGAAACCAAACAAGAAGAATATTTCAACAACTTATTCAACCAACTTAATGATTTGCAATCTAAGTTAGGAGAGATGGATAGTATTATGGATAAACTTAATTCTCTTGAAACTAAACTTGAAAAGTATAGAGAAAAAACTCCACAAGAAAAGTTAGAGTTAAGAACCTATGACTCATATCCATTCAGTCAAAAACTTTCACAATTTTTTGATGATAAACAAGACGAAATGGAAAAGACAGGAAAAAATGATTATGTTTTAACTGCTGACGAGGTTACTGATATTAATGTAAATGATATAAAAAATTCGTTCCAACCTGGTGGAGGTTTAGATAATGAAGTCTATAAAACATCGTTCAGGTAATATCGAACAAACTACATAAAAGGTACCTC